GCAATTTTTTTCATAGAGAGATGCTTCGTGTACGCATCGTATTGCCCATTGTTTAGACCTTTCGAGTCTACAGCCAGTGCATTGGCCACAAGGTAGGGAGAGAGGTGCTGCAATATTCGTATATTGTCCATTTTTATTAAAGGATAGAGTATTACAGTCTGTTCTGCGGTAAGCCTTTAGCGGGTGATAGCAAGGCATGACTTATAGTCTAAGTCCACCGCGTTGAATTGGTGCAGTAGAATTAAACTTATGAGTTTTATCTACGGTTTTTTTGAAGTATTTACGAGATTTTGATTTAGATAGTTTTGTTCTACGTTTCATTAGTATTTCTCCGTTGGTTTATTTGATTATAACTTGTCGATGTCAAGTTGTTTTAATTTCTTTTCAAGAAATTTAGTTAGTAAAGGAATTAGGGTTGTTTTTAGCATTCCTAGTAGTATTTTTATTAGTAAGTATTGCATTGTTTTTTATTCCTTTTTTTTAGTTTTTTAATGGAGTTCCACCTATACGGTGTCACTCCATACAGTTACATCAAGTGGTAACTGTTTTAGCGCACCTATTCGGTGCGATCTACCGATGGTTCCTGCGGAGCATTTCCGCTTACGCTATTCGCCTTCGGCGGGTTCGCTTCGCTCACAATTGATTCAGAAGAGAAGTTTTCTTCTTCTGGAGGTAATGGTGACATGATGCCCATTTTGCGCATTTCTGCGTAATTTTCTTCATTAGATGTGAAATCTAGGAATAGTGCGGGATCATTGTCGAATTGATTACGGATTTCCGATGGAAGATCATTAAACATTGTATTCGCATTTGCGATAATGTTTTGAGCGGCATGATAGTCGACTGATGTTGCGTCGCCATATTGGCCTTCGTTTTGTGTAGCCATTAGAGCAATTTGCTCTGGAGTATGGCGTTTGATGATAAGATTGATGTCGCATTCATCTTTTTGATGTTGTTGAGTTCGGCCGTCGTTTTGGTCGAATTTGATTTGGAAGCGTTTTGTGCCGTTTGTTCGTTTCATTTTGTTATTCTCCTTAGCGGCCGTAGCCTGGTTTGTATGAGCGACGGATTAAACCGTCTTTACGTGGTGGGTGAAGTATTGTATTTTTTTCTTTTTCTTTTTTTAGATTATAAGCTGAAAAAGCGCTATCGCGTTTGTCTACGACAAATTCTTTAAAGTCTGCGAGTGGTTTAGTTCCGATTGTTTTGGCGGGTACACCGCCTTTTAATACCTCGGTTTCCTCGTTGAGTTTATTGATTTGTGCTTGTAGAAGTTTAGTAGTCATAGCTGAATTTACTTCGTTTTCTATTTTAGCTTGTGCGCCGCCAGATGCGGACGCACCTTTGCCTCCAGTTCCGGAGAGTAAGGGATTTAAGCCAGCTTTTTTGAGGTCTGCGACCTCATATTGATGTGCATTTTTAGCCATTTCTCGTTGGAATTCCATCGAGCGTGCCGCTTGCGCGGAGTTGGCTTTATTAGCGGAGCGTTGGCCAAGAAAGCCAAGCCCTCCGGCTATTGCAGTGCCTAGTCCTAAGTCCATTAGAAGTGATCCATCATGCCAGGAACGGCATAGATTGGCATTGGTCTAGCACATGACAATTGGTGATAGCAGTCGAGAATGAATTCTGGTTCGCTTGGTACAGCGACGACACGTGCTATTGGTGGTGTTTCTTTGATAAAGGTATCCCCGAGTACGGGTAGTGTGGCAAAGTCTTGAGATAAGTGCCAGCCGTCTAATGACGCGGCATCATTTGATCTGAACTTGCCTGTGATTTTTGATGGTTCGTAGCGATATTCTGCATATCGTTCTTGGTAGCCGAATACGAGTTCGTCGTTAGCTGATGCATCAGCCCATATTTCCTTGTTAAGGATTGTTTGTTCGCCGATGTTGCCTAGTACTGGGTAGTAGTAATCGTAGCGAGTTTGACGCGAGAAGCGTCTGTTTAGTCCTTGTTGATATGTTAGATCTGCACGAACAGAGATCAGTCCTATGATCACTCCGTGTTCTGTGAAGGATTTAGTAAAGCCATGATTATGTAAATTGGCTGTTCCTTGTGCAGTTAGTGTGCCTTGAGGTGATGCGGCAGTTGACTCAGATGTTTGTTGAATTGGTGAGATATCTACCATTGAAGATCCGCCGCCTAAGTATTCACTGCGTTGAAGTCTTGAGTCTGGTGAAGTTACGCCAAAGTGTGAGCGAATGATTTCTGTATATCTCGTGCCCGAGCGAGCATCGCGCTCTAATAAGCGTTGAATTTGAAATGCTTGGCGTAGTTGATTGATTGTTGCTGATGTTGCGTCTGATAGATCAGCATATAAAGCTCGATCAGAAGCTGGCACACCAGTTGTGTATGCTTCAGCAACAGAACCATTTGTTTGAATATATCTTTGTGCTGAATCATCTGTTGAATAAACAGTTAAAGCCGGATTACCAGTAGTAGCAACATCAAAGGCAACATTTGCCCTAGTTCCAAGGGGTAAATTAACGGAGTCGCCTTTTTGCGCCCATGGTAGCGCTGATGTGAAGTAATCGTGTCTTTTGCCACGTTTTAGTAATACATAGTCTGTTGGTGAGTCTGGGCCATTATCTTTGTCTACAACAACAGAGTCTTGTAGGTTTTCGTCACGAAACCATTCATTATAGATTAAGTTATAAGCTCTGTGATATAGTGAGATATGGTCTAAGTCAGGGACTTGTGTTGGTATTCCTAAGTAATCATGTAATGATTCATTGGCGTAGCCAGTTGACGCAGTAGACGTCATGATTGGTACAGTGAAGTCAATAGAGTCTGCGGGATTGTCTTGCTGGCCGTGGAATTTTTTAAAGTTGTCCCAAAGTAGTCTATTGGGTACGAAAAAATAGTGTGTTTCCATGAACATATTGTCCATTAGAGGAAATAGGGGTGTTGCTAGTCGTGCAAAAGCAGTCGTGCGTAAGTTGAATGTATCACCAGGTAGAACTTCGTCGGTGAACATTGGTACTAGGTTTCCCGCATCAAATGTAGTTTTTAAGCCGTGTGAACGGTCGAATTTTGAGCGTTGGATTTCAGCTTTTGGTACTTGGCTGAATTGGTGTTGCATGACTGACTTCATAGTATTACTCCGTAATTGTTAGTAGTTCATTGCATTTGGCAAGAACATTGGGGGTTTTTAACATTGTTATAGTAGCCGTGCAGTCGTCCCATTCACCAAGGTGAAATAGGGTGTAGTCTGCAGGATTTTGATTGAATTGGTGGTCTTGAGTATTGACAGCGTTTTGTATTGCCCGTTTTGCGACGTTGTCGTTTTCTAAGTATACGGGTGGTAAGTAAGCTTGTGCCGCTTGGTCATACATTGAGTAGATATTAAGTTTCATATTGTTTTTCCTTTGAGATAGTTTTAAATAATTAATTAGATTGTTCGTATTCACGATACAGTTTTCCTATCTGCGCAGTTTTTACGATCTCTTTGCTTGCGAGGCGATCGGGGGTATTATCTTTAGCGTGTTTTTGCATATTTTTGACCCTCTTTTGTTTTATTATATCGAATTTTTCAGGTTCGTTGTTTTGATAAATTGTATCATAGAATTTAGGGACGGTACGTTCTTTTCCTTGCATTACGACAGAGTCGTTTGGAAAGACATCTTTTCCCCATTTTTCGAACCATGCGCGGGCTATGCCGGGTTTTCTAGACATAGTTGTATATTCTGGTAAGAGGGGGAATGTTTCCCCAGTTTTACGGTCTACATGAGTGTATTGTTTTTGATAGCGTTCTTTTACGCCGGGTTTTGATTTATCGGATAAGTTAAGTTTTTTTAGTAAGTATCTAGCGACATATCCTGCGGAGTCGTAGGTTACAGTTCCGATAGTTGAGAAGCCTTGAGGCCAAAGGCGCTCAAGTTCTGGTGATGTATATAGTTTTGTTCCTCGTTTAGTTTTCCATAAGGTAGTGTCTTTAAATTCATGATTGAATATTATTGCGTGATAGTGTGGTCGAGCGACGTAGTTGTTGAATTCTGTTGGTTCACCGTATTCGCCGCAATGATAGAATCTTATGGTTTTATTTGGGTGTGCTTTTCTAAGGCGTTTCATAAAGAGCTGAAAGTCGCGTTTATTTAAAGAAAAGTCTTTAGGTAAGTTTTCGTTGTTGTAGGTAAGTGTGATGAAGCAATTTTTTTCATAGAGAGATGCTTCGTGTACGCATCGTATTGCCCATTGTTTAGACCTTTCGAGTCTACAGCCAGTGCATTGGCCACAAGGTAGGGAGAGAGGTGCT